TAGGGGGCACGCCGAGTTTTCTCCCTCGGCTTTAAAATACTCTGCTGGCTGTGCCGGATATCAAGGCAGAGACGGGACTTCTGCGGCAGCGGAAATGGGCACAAGAATCCATGAGGCGATTGAAATACTAGATCCCTCAAACCTCCAATCAGAGCAAGAGGTAAGCATTTATAATGAGATAGTTTCTGATCAGGATGAGTATCTAAAAAACTACAAACATAATCGTAGAGTAACGGAAGAGCAGGCGGAGATCCAATTAGATGTCGCTTTAAATGGAACCAGCACATATGGCACCTGCGATTACTTGGTTATCTTTGATAATGTAGATGCCTGCCTTATAGATTATAAAACAGGAATATCTTTAATTGATTCTCCTGAAAACAATTACCAAGCTAAAGCCTACACCACAGGCGTTTTTCAAAAATACCCTGAATTAGCTAGCGTAGACTTTGTATTTTTTGTTCCGCAAAGGAATGAGATTTTATCCCATGTATTTTATCGGGAGGATATGGAGGAGTTAGTTGAAGAACTATCCAAAGTTATCCTGAGGGCAGAAAAAGTCAGACCTAAATGGGAGGACGGGACGCCTTCATTAGACGAACTATCCCCAAATGTTAACTGTAGGTTTTGCAGATATGAAGATGTCTGCCCATCTCTTGGAGGCATTGTTGTGGAAGTTGCTAAGAAGATTGATCCAATGCTTCCTGATGTTGACTTGGATGAAGTTGATGACCCCGATGTTATTGAAAAACTATGGACTGTTCAAAAAATTGTAACTAACTGGGCAGACAGATTTAAAAAGCGGGCCGTTAAGCTCGCTCAAGAGGGTATGGAATTTCCTAATCTTACTTTAAAAACAATGTCCGGAAGGAAGACAGTTGTAGATAGACTAAAATTTTTAGAGATTGCCGAAGCGCATGGCCTATCTGTTGACGACGTATTAAATGAAGTGAGCCTGCCCCTAGCAAAGATTAGTTCTGCTATAGGGGCTAAAGCAGAGAAGGGGCAAAAGAAAGCCGCTAGCGCACAATTTTCAGAAGCCTGCGACGCCGCAGGAATAGTAGAAAAATCATCTCCACGATATACATTATCGTAGAGAGTAAACAAGAAACAGAAAAACAGAAAAACAGAAAAACAAAACCATGAGCAATAAATTAGCTAAAGCAGAAAACACGGCACTAAGTGTAAACGCATTCAGTGCCAACATCGACAGTAACGACATCGACATCCCAAGGATTAATGTAGTTCAAAAAACCTCAGATATCTATGGACCGGACGGGGAGCCCGCCCCCTATGGATCTTTAGTAATCGATAAGACTTATATCTTAGCCAAGCCCGAGACTGATGTCCGGTGCGTCCCGTTAATTGCATCTAAAGCTTGGAGAGAAGAAATTCCTTTTGACTCAGATGAAGTTCCTAGGATTGCAAATAGTGATGAAGAGCGTAAAGACCTAGAGTCTGATTCAGATTATAAGTTTATTGAATTTGCGGAAATTACACTCCTATTTAAAGGGGGTCATATTGATCCAGAGATGTTTCCCCTACCTATTGGAAAAGACTACTACGCAATTGGCCGGATTAATACCGCTAAAGATGCCTATAGGCAGACCTTTAAACGGCTGTATACCTTTGCAACTTTTAACAAGAATACGCCCCTCCACACAAGAGAGTGGAATTTTAAGTCTACTCTGATTAGTCGTGGTAAGTATTCTTGGTATGCCCCTATGCTAGGGGTATCTGCGGATGACTCTTCAAAAGACGTAGTAGACTTTGTAGAAGGGTTTTTAGTATGAAGCTAGAAAGACGAACTGTCATTCAGACAGAGATTAATCAGTTAGAAGAGAATCAGAAAAAGCTACGTGAGGTTGTCTCACAAACAGAAATAGCTATTCAAGCCAACGATATACTTATCGAAGGTCTTAATGAGAATCTCGCAAGCTTACCAGAGCAACTTGAAATAGTGGCCCCCACTAATACGGTTGATTAATGTGCTTTGGTATTGCGGCGGCGGCAATGGATCTAGTCATTGTCCGCTGGTTAGAATCATCGCCATTAGGGTAATCGCATAAAAGCCCTTAACAGCTCCACCTTTTTCTTATTAAGGGGTGGAGCTAAATTTTACTTATATGAAAACTTTTGCTTTAGATTTTGAAAGCTACTACGACAAAGTATGTAGCATACGTATATTAGGCCCTCTCGGTTATTTTGGGCACCCCGACTTTGACGCATATATGGTATCAGTCGTTGGTGACGACGGGACAAATTTTGTCGGCCACCCCAAAGATTTTGATTGGTCTTTGCTAGACGGAAATGTTGTGTTATCCCACAACGCGTCTTTTGACGAAACCCTATACTTGTTTGGGGTTAAACAAAAATGGTGGGACTTATGCTCCCCCGCTGAATGGCATTGCACGGCAGACTTAGTCGCTTATTGTAGGCTACCCAGATCTCTTAAGGGATCTACTGCGGAGATGTTCGACCTCAAAGTTGATAAGAGCACTCGTGACAATATGTCAGGAAAAAAATGGGAGGATATGCCCGAGGACTTTAAAAAAGAAGTTACGGAATACGCCTTAAAAGATAGTGAGCTTTGTTTAAAATTGTGGGAGGCACTCAGTGATCAGTGGCCTGAAACTGAGCGCAGAATAAGCACGGTGAATCGGAGGATCGTTCAAACAGGTATTCCGATAGATGTATCCCTTCTAGAGAAATCTTTGGTCATAATTAAACAGGCTTTGTTTGAAGCAGAAGAAAATATTCCTTGGATTGGGGATCGTCCGCTTCTAAGTAGAAATGCCTTCGATGATCAATGCCGTTTAGTTGGGCTTATACCACCGACGAGCCTCGCAGAGAGTGATGAGGACGCGCAGAAGTGGTTAGAAACAAATTCCCCTAACCATAAGTGGATCAGGGCCGTTAAAGATTGGCGTCGTATTAATGCTCTCAAGAAAAAACTCGAGTCTTTTGATTACGCGACCATGCCAGACCAAAGGTTTTATGGGGGGTGTATGTATTTTGGGGCGCATACGGGAAGATTTAGTGGGTCAGGGGGCAATTTAAACTTACAAAACCTCCCTAGGAAAGATATGTTCGGAGTCAACCTACGCCACATAATATGCCCCAGCAAAGGTAATAAGCTTGTTGTCGTGGACCTGTCTCAGATTGAAGTTCGGACTTTATGTTGGTTGGCGAAAGATAAGAAGATGCTCAAAGAAATTGAAAACACGGCTGACATTTACGAAGCTTTTGCCGTTAGATTTCGCTTGTGGGACACTAAAGATGGCGAGCTTAAAAAAGAAAATTCTACACTCAGACACTCCGTAAAAGCTATGGTGCTTGGTTGTGGTTATGGCGCTGGCGGCGATAGGTTTGCCGCCATGGAGGGCATTGATGTAGGTCTCGCTATGGGTCGAGTCACACTGTATCGAGAGAAAATGAAAAAGGTAGTCGCCTTGTGGCGAGAGTATAGTCGAGATATTTCTGGAGCCCACGAAGTTAGTAAACAGTGCCCAACTAATTTTACGGTAGAACTCCCTAGTGGCCGAGTTTTGGACTATGGCAGAATCGGAATAGGCTTTGGGAAGTTGAAACGAAAAAAAGAATTTTTAGCTAAAGTTCCTCGAAACGGGCGCAAAGTGGATGTGCGACTTTGGGGCGGTCTTGTTGCTGAGAACGCTTCTCAAGCTTTAGCTAGAGACATTTTTTCAGACATGCTGCTGAGAGTCTATGATGCAGGACACAAAATAATTATGCACGTCCATGACGAAATAGTCGTTGAGACTCCTGATGAGGATGCCGAAAAAACTTTATCCGATATTATTAATATAATGTCCTGCCCACCTGAGTGGATATCTGACATACCCCTTGCCGCCGAAGGTGAAATCTTAACACGCTACCAAAAATGAAATACAAATACATACAAAACCTCAAAGACAAACGCTGTAAAAGCAGCGACGATCCTTCACAAATTAAACCCAAGGATAAACCTACTTTTTCATCCAAAGCGGCCTACAGAGAGTGGTGCGCTAACGGCAAAACAGAACACTGCTTCTATAGTCTGTTTGAAGGGTTGACTCCCACCTCTAGAATTGAGGGGGAAAATAAAATATCTAAGATATATGGGCTAGCTTTAGATTTTGATGCCCCACCGGACTGGAATAATATTGATGACATCATTAAGAGTAAGTGCCCCAAAGCGATGCCGACATGGCGGACCAAAACACATAGTGGGTATGTCCGATTAGTTATGGAGTTTGAAGAAGCTCTCTCTATTCACCATAGCTTAGTCTCTGGATTTTTTACGCAGCTTAAATCAATTTTGCAGTTTAATAAAATATTAGCGGGGTATGATTCTAAATCAGAACAGCCCTCTCAATACTTTGAGTTGGGCGTAGACTGGGTTAATCTGGGCGGTAAAATCCCCAGTAAAATAGTTCAGACGGCGCTATTCAAAGCGGCTAAAGATAAGCCGCCGGAGTCAGTCGATACATCAATCCCAATTGAAGTGATTGCTAAAGAAGTCGAGGCACGGTTTCCAAATCGATGGATCGGAGATTTTGAAGTAGGTTCTAGAGGACCTCTTTTCTGGTTGGATGACGGCATCGAACGCGAAGGATGCCAAGTTTTCGAGGATGGGATGATCATATACTCTGATCGAGATAAAGGATGGCTAACGTGGCGCGATATATTCGGACCTTCTTTTGTCAAAGATTACGAAGAGGAAAAGATGGGGAACCTCCTCGATGAATATTGGTTTAATGGGAGACAGTTCTTTAAACATCTTGATGGGACGGCTAAACCAATCCCACGGGATCAATTAGTTCTAGAACTCCGGCAGAGAGGGTTTAAAAATAAACCAAAGAAAGGGGAATTTGTTTCTGAAGTAGACGCCGCAATTATTCTAGTAAGCAATCAAAATAGAATAGATGAAATTGCGCCCGTTGTCTTTAGAAGACAAACTAGAATCGTTCCGTATAACGGAATGCGGATATTAAACTCGGCTACTGTAGAACCCATTCATCCTGCGGAGGACGGGGACATAACTAAATGGCCGTTCTTAAACGGGTTCTTTGATCAGTTTTTTGTCGATTCAACCCCCATTAGAACTAAGTATTATTTCTTTGCGTGGTTACAACGATTCTATAAAGCTTTCTTGAATAACCGCGAAGATCAGGGGCAAGCGTGTATTTTAGTTGGTCCAGCCAAGAGGGGCAAAACCCTCATGTCTAACAAGATTATTGCCGCACTTGTCGGGGGGTTTGCAGACGCCAGTGATTATTTATCTGGGGGGACTAAATTTAATAAAGATTTAGGCAGGGCCGCATGTTGGGTTATTGACGACACTGTTTCGGCCGCATCTTTTCAAGACCAGAGAAAAGCTACTGAGCTAATTAAAAGAGGGGTAGCTAACCCCAAGATTCAATTTATGGCAAAGTATGCGGATGCCGTGACTCTCCCATGGGCCGGTAGAATTATATTGAGCCTTAATGACGACCCAAACTCGATGTCTGTTTTACCTACAATGGATAGCAGTAATAGAGATAAGATAATGGCTTTTAAGGTCGCTCAAGCCCCCTTTAGGTTCCCGTGTAAACAGGAGCTTGAAGCCACTATCGATGAAGAATTACCTGCGTTTGCTAAGTTTTTAATGGACTGGAAGCCCCCTAAGCAAGTTCTGGATGATGATCGATTTGGTGTTAAGAGCTTTATTGATCGGAGCATTTCCTACGCAGCCTACGACAACTCCAGCCGATCCCAAGTCGCGGAGTTGATTGATTACTTTGCTAAAGCCTGCCGAGAACAAAATAATGAAATCTCTTCTTGGAGAGGAACTATTACGGAGTTCCAAGTTGCGCTACACACATATAACAATGGGCGGTCCTTGGGGGCGTCCAACAAGTTAGAGTTTGTAAGAAACGGTTTATCTCACCTTGAGGATGTGGGTAAATCAGATGACAGTGTTCGGCCGATTCGATCCGTCGGAAAAGGCATGGGTAAGGTTTGGATAATCAATGTCACACAGTCTTATGACATCGACTCTGAAGAAATTACTTCAACGAGTTTGAACTCCGAAGTGACGATATAGGAACATGATACCCGCTCACTTTATATTGAAACCCATAACTGTCCGATTCTCCACGGCATTTATAGTTCTTTTTATTCTGTATGGATGTAGCCGTCTGCCAACCTAAAAGCCAAGCGCGCATCATGTCTTTCTGAACTCTAGTAAAAAAATAAACTTTAGCACCTAAGAGTTTTGATTTCCTACAGTTAACGGAAGCGGTGTAGTCCGGCTTGGGGATAGACGTGCAGGTCTTTGACTTCACGTCTATTGTCTTTTTACCTAGGACATAGTCGTGAGTAAAAGATTTGTCTCCAACATATTCAGCCAAAGGGTATAATTTCTCGAACGCAATCTCCCCAATAAATCCTGTCATCCTACCAGCACCTCTTGTAAACGAATTAGGTAAAATCCCCAAAGCCTCACTCCGTTCAAAGGCTTCTTTTATATCATCCCCCGTAGGTGTGAACACAAGCATTCCTTTTG